ATGAATTGTCATTTCAATACCTGCTGCTGCCATTGCGGTTGCCTCAGTTGCGGCAATATCTTGACCGCAGATAACATCCCAAGTTTTTTCATCTGCTGCATGTGATGCAACATTTGTATCTGATAAAGCTAATAAATCACCTTGTTTATATGCCACACCTGTTGTTACTTTCGCGTTAGCGCGTCGGAGTTTTCCATTATCTAGAATCAATAGGCTACGAGTTGTACTTGTATTAATTGTTGCTGACATGGCTTAACCCTCTTTACTTTGTTTAGCAAATGCTTTAGCGCCTGCAGTAAATTTATGCGTTTCATTTCCCTGACCTTGTTGCCCACCTTGACCACCATTCGCTTGATGTTGGAATAGATGAGCTAGTGCTGGGTTCACATTAAGATTTTGTGGTGATTGCTGACCTGCTGGCGGTGTTTCTGGATTATTCGAAAATTGACCAAGTTGTTTAGACATGAATACGAAAGCAGTTTCATCCATTTCCGTGTAGGCTTTTTTGTCTTCCGCACTAAATTGCGTATTTAATTTGGCTTCTAAAGCTGAAATATCTTCAGTTCGTTTATCAGCTTTAAACTTATTTAATTCAGTTCGCACTGCATCACGCTCTTGTTCTGCTTTTTTTCGAGCAGCTTGTTCTATTTCGAGTTCGGTCACGTTTGTGTCCTCTTGATTGAAAGTTTTAGGTTTTGGGTCGTGACTTGCAGCCACGGCGCTTGTGTTGTCGTCTGCACCGAGTGCGCAGAAAGAAACTTCACGGATACGTCCACCACGGAAAACAGTTATAGGGGCTTGATACGTTTTTCCATTTACTATGACTTCCCCTTTCTCCACCTCTTCAATGGTTGATGGTTCAATTCGCACAGACATTTGCCACGGAAAGCCATCATCTGAGTCTTGAGCAACTTGAGTACCAAATTCGTTACTCATTAAGTCACCTGACACAGTTAAGCCCGTCTGATGATTGATTTCATGATTGTTTATAGCGCCTGCGCGCTGTCGGGAACTATGCTCAAGCAAGGCGGGAATACGCCCTTTGATCTGAATGCTATCCAAATCAAAAATGACTCTTGTCCAATACCAATGATCAGTAATAACCTCTCCGCTATAAGCTACACCTGAAAATGTGCGTTTCTTTTTACCTTCTTCGGCTTGATTTACATTCAACTGCCCAACTTGAAAACAATATTCGCTTTGTTTATTTTCCTCTGGCATTTTCATGCTCCATAAAAAAACCGCCCATTAGGGCGGTATGAATAAAATACTTTCAAATGAACTGATTTAAATAAGTCTCTCCACCAAATACCCAATAGCAACACCTATCAATAGATAGATCCATGCTTTATGGTAAAAAGGAGGAATATATTCAAATCCTCCATCACTCATTAAATTGAGTGGCTTTGGCTTCCAACCTAGTCTGGGATGACCAATCGGTATCAATGGTGGCGGTTCAACATATCGTGGTCTAGCTTCAAGAGTCTCATGAGCCTGCCTAAGAAGATCAGCATCACTCAAATCATCTTTTGATTTACAGCCACAAGGCATATATCCATTGCCATTACGTCCATTAAACCCGCTCTGACATGATTTGCATTTACTCGTCATTCGCTACCCCGTGTAGTTGCCCATTCGCCACAAACAACCGTGTTGCTTTCTCCTCAGTGCGTTGCAACACGATAAAGTCATTACTTACTTCAATCACTTGCAGATTCAATTCAGGTGCCAATAAAGCGCCATCCAACCCCTTTATTTTGGATAGATCAATTGCATGACCTTTCATATCCAAAATCGTGATTGTTTTACCAGTGCTCTCAGCAGTTTTAAACAACGTTGGAGTTTGAATACCAATCACATCACCTTTCTGCAAATTAAAAAAGTCAAAACCCTTGATGTTATTACCAGTCAATTTACTTTTAAGATTCTTAGCAAATCCAAGCATTGATTTAAAAGAATCATTCATCCAATCCCAAATAGATTTTGATTTACTATCAATGCTTTTCCGATTCACTGCATCTTTCAAAAGATCAGTAAGTTTTTCATCTTCGGCAGTCAGTTCAACAACAAAGCGTGGCGCAGATGGTGCAATATCTTTACCTTTATCAATTACAGTATCTATAAAATCATCAAGGATTTTTCGATTTGCATCATCTAGCGGTTTAAAAGCCTCTACAATTGATTTTTCAACCTCTTGCTCGAGTAAAGCTACATTCTTAATATCAAGAATTTCAGTTGAGTAAGGAATATCTAAAAGATTGTCTGCTATTTTTTGATCAAGCAATTCATTCAAATGCTTACCGAATGACGCAGGATTAAAGCTCCAACCAAGATTGCGTGCAACTTCTGGTAGATCCTCATCTGAAGTAATACCGTATTTTTCTGCCTGCTTTTTAGTTAAAGCTATAACGTGACAGCGACACATAAAATCCCATGGCGGGTAGTACAACGTCCAAAAGGGATCATCTATATGCCTAACAATCGCATTCAATTTAAGGTGTGTTGGCCTTGTGCGACTATCATTAATTGCCACATACATTAAATATGGACGAGATTCTTTATTGTCTTGCTGTTGAGTCCATCGACCATGTGCATATGCCATCTGCATATTAGTACGATAGATATTTGCAAGATGATGCTCTGAAAGATCTATACCATCCTTGGCAACCTGCTTCTTAAAATCCTCAAAAGTAGTTCCATTTTCTGTAGATTTGTAGACCAATTCCAGAACGGTTTTTATCTGATCGATAGAAGCTAAGCGACTTACCGTAGCTGAATAATGTCGAGTCTTTAAATCAAGCAAATAAAACTCTTCAGGTAATACAACATTGCGACTACGCGCATACTTTAGAGCTTCAACGTAGTCAGTCATTTGAATAACCTAAATAAATGGCATTAAAAAACCCACTATTTAGTGGGCTTGAGTTCAATTACTTTGCTTCTGTACTGTTTAGGGAGGGGATTTAACAGCGCATGCCAGTTATCCATACTACTTCCCCTGCCTTGCATGCACATATCCCATCACATCAGCCATAAACAATGCTCTAGACATCGTTAGCTCAAAGCTGTCAACAGATGATCCTTTGGTTGCTGAGTACAATTTCGAGACCAATTCTTGCGAGTCTTTTGAATCAGTAACGATTTTTTCTAACTCAGACTCAGATAAAAGAACCTTAGGCTGATTATTTGCAACATCTTCAAGTTCTACCTGTTCAGGCCTGAGATTTTGACTGTGTGCTTTGAAGTTGAATGAAGTTTTAGGGAGTGCGTGGAATTGTGGTGAGGGTGGTGATACCAGCTCTCTCAAATCATCATCTTGCAAGCCATATTCGCGCATAAAATAAGAATTAGTGAAGCTTGCTCCCGCATCCTTCAAATGCACGTCTCGTTCAGCCTGCTCTTTATTAAGTGGTTTAGGTTTTTCGCCAAGAATTACTTTATATTTTTTGTCAAAACCATTGATTGCACAAAGAGCATCAGCCACGGCCTGAAGTGTAGGAGTTACAAGGCGAATATCTGACCTTAATTTATCCATCCGTACATTTTCATGAACTTGCCCTAATGCGCGACTCCCTGTCCCATCTGTACCACTGGTAAGAGTCTGCCCTAGTACAACTTTTTGAATCTGACGAATTAAAACATTATTAAAGGATTCAAACGCTGAGCCTGCTGTACCACTTGACCCTGAAGTGCCGAGAATCTGAACATCATCCTCAGCATCGATCGATAGTACACTTTGTGCATGAGCATTCAGTAATGCTTGGTTCATATCTTCTGTTTCGGTATCTTTACACTTACCCAATAAAATAGGTGTACCAAAACGCTCTAAAAATTTAGCCCAAAACTTAAATCCATTCTGTTTAAAGAAGAATAGCCAATAAAGTGTAGCGAGCAATGCTTTACCATATGGTTGTTCATAAGTGGCTTTTCTTCGTGTAAGGAAAAACTTAAAAATTTGATCAACTTCACTTTCAGAAGCAAACCCATCCTTACGATAGATTAGACGACCATCATTTTTAGGTTCGAACCATTGCATTGGTTTTTCACCGATCCATTGCAACCCGATGTAACCCTCTTCTTTTATCTCATATACAGCTTCTTGAACTGAATAACCAAAGAATAGAGCATTGAGTGCTCCACATACGATGTCATAAAACCACTCTTTCAACTCTTTGCTTAATATCTCAGCCTCTGGAGTATCGCTTGGTTCAATACGAAACGGCGTAGCAAGTAAAGCATCTAATCGTGTTTCTACAGCCTGTGCTATCTCATCATCATCAAGCATAATTCTAAGTTTGTGACGTTGAATACCCGCTTTTCGTAGTACCTCATCAGTATCGGGTTGCTTACCAAAGTTGGTTAAAAACTGTGTTACTGCTTCTTGAGAGTATAAATTACCGTAAGACAAAGCCTTTTTGGATGCTTTGTCCTTTTTAGACTTTGCCATGGGTTTTCCTATTGATATGTACGTGTGCCAGCGCCTGCAGGTTTTTTACCTACACGAGATTCATTAAGTTCATTAAATCCATCACTACAGCCATCTACTTGATCATCGTGTGTGCCATTTGGGAAATTACGTAGCTCATCAACTAAAGCTTTATTCCAGTCTCCACGAAGCATCTTTACATTTCCAATATTCACTTGTGCTGCAAATGGTTGAGCTCTTGTGATTTTGTCACCTGAAACTGTTTCGGCTTTTACGTTAAACCCTGAGAGCATTGTTATAAAGTTTTTGGCTTGTGATTTCCCAGCTTGCCCCGGATCTTGCGGTAGACGAATCATTACTGATTTTCCATCCATTTGAGCCGTCTGCTTAATCGTATTTTCAACACCATCAGGCCCCCAGCGACCACGCACCATATCAACTATGTAAATGATGTTGTCTTTTGTTTTGAGCATTCTAGGGCCTGCCGTCCAATTACCTTCATTTTCAGATGCTGCCAAGTCCCAAGCACGAACCTCTTTAACAAAATCAACAGGGAGTGCTTCTACAATCTCAATTCGGTCGGGCTTAAAAAAACCACCTGCTGGTGGTGATGGTAATTGTCGATATTGACCAGAAAACACATAGGGAGCTGCATCTTCCATGACTCTTAATCGTTCAATGCTATGCTTTTCAGGCCACAACGCTGATCCATCAGCTTGAATTGCTGGTAGACATAAGTGCTCCCACTCTTCCCCATTTCCACCTTCCAATAACCAACCAGCTAAATCCTGTTCATGTAAGCGCTGCATAATGACGATAATTGGCGTATCAGGTGAGTTGGTACGAGATTCAAGTGTATTTTGAAACCAATCAATAACATTTCCTCGGATCGTATCAGAACTAGCTTCACTTGCTTTGTGTGGATCATCGATAATAATCGCACCACCGAACGTATCACGAAGTTTGCCTGCACCAAAACCTGTGATCGTTCCGCCAGTTCCTTGAGAGTAGCAAACGCCACCTTCTGAAGTTCGCCAATCATCTTTAGCTTTACTATCATCACGTAAAGTTAGATTTGGGAACACCTTTAGGTAAGCTACCTCTTGCACAAGATTTCTAGTTTGAAATGCGTTGTTAGCTGCAAGAGTAGCTGAGTAACTAACATGAATAAACTCACTATCAGGTACTTTACCAAAGCACCACGCCATAAAATTAATTACAGCCAACTCAGTTTTAGAATATCGTGGCGGTATATTAATGATTAAACGCTTAGTCTCTCCATGAAATACCTTCATTAGCGCATCACAAACTACTCTATGGTGCCAGTTGTGCATCCATTTATATTTACGGCGCTCTTTGAACATATAACGAGAAAAGAAATACAAGTCTTCTTGAGCTTCAATTTGAATTGCAAGCTCTCTTGCTTGATCAGTACTCATCTAAAACCTGCTCCCTTGCCTTAAGGTAGCTGTCTGTTGGAATATTTGTATTTACAGTTTCGATAGGCTTACCGTCTTTACCAGTGATTTCTTGCTTTGTAACTCGTCCATCAGTTTCTTGAAAAGCTTGTTTTAAAAGATTTTGCTTTGCCCGTTTATTGCGTCCAGAATCCTCATACATCTTCTGAAGCTCCATAAGCCGAAAGGCTTTATTAGCAATCGCTATATCTTCGATATTTGATCGAAAGTCTATGCGAGTGCGAGTAAATAAATCTTTTAATTTTTTACTGAGATTTCGACCTGCAACCTTGGTTGGATCATAAAGTGATACCTGTTGCCGTGTGATTTCAATTTTATATTCTTGCTTTACAGCTTCTACTACTTGTTGAGGGGTTTCAAAGCATGCAAGAGACTGAACTATAAACATTTTTACAGGCTCTTTTAGTGCTGCCATAAACACCCCTTTGTATAGCTACGTATAGCAAGATAGCCAAAAAAAAGAGCCTTCCGACTCAATTAATCACACAATTTCCACAGCACTTTGAAATATCCAATTCAGAAACAAACGGCAGGTTCTTTGCGATTTCAACCATACGCTTGACGTTCTCGCTTGCTCCCCATCGTTTAACCACACCGATAAATTCTTCTACATCATGGCCTGCTAAATAATGCTTAGGTAAGCCTGTGTGATCACTGTAGAGAGTTTCCCCATCTTCGTCACGCTCTACACCAATGTGATATAGCTCATGCTCAATCAAAGCGCAAAATTCACGATCGTTCGCACGTTCACAAAAACTGGCATCTACTGTAATTAGATAAACAGGAACAAATCCAAACCAGTCGCGCATTTGTTGTTCTTGTCTCGCCTTACGCCAGCCACCTTGGTTAAACATCACTTTTTCACACTGCCCTAATACCATTCTCTTTTTCGCAACGGCGGCAGAAGAAGCCCAAGCAAAGGCTAAAAAGGTTCCATCATCATGTAAAAGCTCTGCTATGTGGTCATGATCAGGATTATGTAATGCACCACCAATGGTTAAAAAGTTAGTCATCACCCACTCTTTAAGATCTACGGCGGGTGCTAACCGTATAGCTTCCTCTTCCTCAGCCTGATCAATTAGATCTGTCGGTGGAAATGGTCTGATCTGTTCCATTAAGCGAATGCCTCTTTAAATTTTTAAGCCATTGGCTCGCGTGAATCGATTCAACCTGTAATGGTCCATTATCATTAACCTTATAGCGGCTACTTGATTCTAATCGCACAACTAGATAGCCCATTTCTTCAGCATGATCATAACGATCAACACTCCAAGCCTTATTCGCTAATTTCCCGCTTCGACCACCCGACCATGGCCCACCAGAAATTTCTACTAAAATTTTGTGCTCAATAAGGTGAAAGTCAAAACGCCAATGCTTCGTAGATTTGAATTTGAAATTTTTTTGGTATTTAATTCCGAGCACACCTAAAGCATGTTCAAATTCTTCTTCTGCTACTAGATATGCGTTTTTGGCTTTAGGTAAGGTCCTGGAGCGTGGTTTGGATTTATGTGGGAGCTTTTTTGTTTTCTGGAAATAATCGTCAGCATTCATATATTTCACCCACAAGAATCGACTTATTTTAATTTTTATAAAAAAATATTATATTATTCAAACTTATCAAAAAAACTGAGTTTATAAGGGGTAATCATGTCTATAGGTACAATAATTCAAAGTGTTGTAACGATGCTTATGCAGTTTTGGTCAAAAATCCCACCTGAAACAAAAGAGAAAATTATAGAAGCTGTACTGAAACAATTTGAAAAAATTTTCAGAGAATACTTCAAACAATACAAACAAAAACAGTCTTCTAAATGATAGGTAAAATAATGACTACTAATAAATATTCACTTGAACAGTTTATTCAGCAAGAAGAAAAACTCTCACCTAAAAATCAGCTTCCTGCCAACTTGATAGAAAAAGGGGTTTCCAATGGAATAGAATCAGTTGAGGTACCTTTAGCTGGTTTATTGGGTTCAAACAAGAAGGTAGAAAAATTCAGAAGTGAATTGGTTAAAGACTTACAATCAAAAGAAACAATTCATGAAATCAGTAATCTTGTTGGTGCTCCAGCAGATGATGAAAGTGAAGATCAGTTTGTAGAACGTTCGTTAAGTAAACTACGCACCTATCTAAATAATAAATTTAAATAATAATTAAAAAATAAAAACCTCGCCAATAACACATATTGAGCGGGGTTTTTAATGTCCTGCAATACGTTCATTAAATTACAAAATAGCCCTTAAATTCTTAATCCGCTCTTTCAATCGAATCATCACATTATCAATGGCAATCAATTCACTATGTCTTAAACCCGTTCTGCATAAATTTTGATACTTAGACAGCTCAGCACTACAAAGCTCTAAGTCTTTTCTTGCCTGCGCCTTGTCTGTCATAAAAATATCCTATTTGCACTTATCTAAACGGCGAGCATTCGAACGGCGTTTCTTTTGGCTAATTTTGTTATGCTTTTGCGCTTTTGGTTTTATATCTTTTCTTAATTCTTGATTGAATTGGGCCATTTTAAACGCTGTATTATCAGCAGCTACAGAAAGCGCACTCATTGAAGTCGCTATCATTCCTAAACCAACTTGGATTATTCTCATTTCACTTTCCTCTAGGCATTAAAAAAACCCCTCGGAAGGGGTTTAATCTTAAAGATGAAGTGAATAGCTAACTTAATTCTCACATGTGGCGGTTGAATGCGTGTCGTCATATCTCATCAACTCAAATTAAGCCATCAATGCTTTGAACAGTGGTACTGACGTAATACTGCTAGCCTACTGCCTTTTTATTCACTTCTCTTTAAAATCTGTAATGGTTTAATTTTCCCACACTTCCGACATTCCTTCACCGTAAAGAAATCTGAATATTCCCAAACATGTCGGCAGAGGATTTGTTTAATTCGGAGCATAGATACCTCTAATAAAATTAAAAAGGATGTGGTGATCTGCCACATCCCTGCCTTAGATTACGATATTAATCAGCTCGGCAACTGATCTACCGCTACTCAACACGACAAACATCTCAAAGTTAGCTATTGATCCGCTCTGTGTCTTTCAATTCCATTGGTTGGGGAGTCACCCACAATTTAAGGCTCTGAGGCTAACTCAATGTATGACGAAATCACATTGGATATAATGGCTGTCTTTTAATAGACAACAAGAAAGCCCACCATTTGGCGAGCTTTCCTTGATACTTAAACCTATTCTTTTGAACAAATCACTTCAAACTGGTATTCGTCTTGGGTAACCTTAATTTTAATATTTTTATATTTTCGTTTGTTTGGATCCATTGCCGACCCTGCTACTTCCTCAAAAAAGCTACGATCATTCATTAGCTCGCCATACGCTTTATAACCCAACAAAATCTTTTCAGGTTTTTTGCCGTTAACTGCTAATTCACTAAGAGTATCATCTAATTTCTTGACAGTTAGAATTGCCATTTCAGTAAAGCTCAAAAACAAAAAGGCATTATCACTTAATTTTATGAATAAATAATGTCAAAAAAAGCCCACCTTTCGATGAGCTTTAATGTCTTGGTCTCGGTTGAACCGTAATACGACCAGTATAGAAAAACTATACCTTAATGAGAAAAATATTACCAGCTTTACATTTCAAATTCTTTGTAAGTATTTTTCCGATACTTTTCAACAGCCTCAGCAGCACATTTGATTGAAGTTTCTAAAGCAATAATCATCATGTTTTCGTATTGCTTCCAAGTGCGATCATAGGCCTTTAATGTCATCTGATAAGACTTAACACCAGCAGCCAAATGCAATCTACCTTTTGCTGTGAAATTGCTTTCATGTTCAGGATCCATTGCAAATGCTATGACCATGCCTGCAACCAACCAAGATAAATGATAAATCGCAATATGCTCAGGTTCACGACGTTTATCTTCATAAGCTCCGTTCATCATAATTTTAGCTAGATGATTGCGGATAAACTCATAGTCACTCCTGGCGTTTTCACCATAGATGATTAGAGATGTTACTGATTTTTCTAACTGAGTTTCCATAGACGCAATAGCACCAAGTCTGTCTTGATAGTCCAAAGGTTTCTCTCCTGTACCGTGTGCCTCATCCCCGAATTGCGGTGACTTGGCAGTGATGCCATGAGTCAGCCACTCGAATGGTTCAAACTTCTCTGCTACTGCATTCATACTTATCACCCAATCACTTTAAAACAATCCAACCCGACTAGAATCATTCCCACCACAAACAACAAAAAGAACCAACACACCATTCCATTCCAATTTTCCATACTTAAACCTTCACCTTTTTAATCGCTTCTTCGATCCAACCAACGACAATCCCTTTCTTGACCTGTTCTGTAGTACCTCGAATCACTACCCAGCCAAGAATTGCTGCTGCACTGTATTTCTCACAATCTGCTGAATAACCTTTGCCGCGAGTATGACGACCACCTGAGAACACACCTCCTTCTACCTCAACCAAGATCGGATAGCCTTCAATGCGGAAATCAGCCTTCCACTTCCGCTCAGGATGAAACTTAAACTCTTGCACATATTCGATTTTCAAAGCATCAAGGTGACGACATAAGAGCCGTTCACCTAATGATGATTCATGTTTCTGTCTAGGCTTTAGGACTGATCTAGCAACAGGTTTAGATTGTGTTTGCCACCCTTTAGGAATTTGCATTGTTGTCTCGCTCTAAAATTGCTAGTGTTTGTCTAATCGCAAATAAGCGCTCACTTTTTCCACCTTTGAGGGCCATTTCTTTCGCATGATTTAGTCGAGCGATAACATTCAAATGTTTTGATTCAATCTGAGTATTTTTAACTCTCGTTTCATCAAGTTCTTTTTTAAGATGTTCAATCTCTACTAAGGCTTGACCTAGTGTTAATTCCTTAACCTCAAAACAAGCACCATCAGCGTGACAAAATCCATCTGCGCCACAATATGGATTTCCAGTCTTGCAACACATAACAGCTTTCGCCCAAGTTTCAGGAATAGAACTCGTTAAATCTGATTCGCAAGAGATATGATTATCCATGCTCACCTCGCAAAACCTTCTTAGCCATCCAATACGCTTCCTCAAATGCATTACTTGCACCCTGATCAAGCATGTCCGCTTTTTCTTTCCACAAGCCCCAGCGGTTAGCGCTTTCACCATCCAAATATTCCAGTACCTCATCAATCCGCTTTTGCTGATCCTCCAACTCCTTCTTCTTCTCGATATAACAAGCCTCCATGTTGTTGAGTTGGGCTTTCAGGTTGTCGATGATGGCTTGTTGGTGGTTCCACATCTTGTAATCTTCTGAGTACAGCTCCTCCACCCTTTGATCTGGATAAATCCGCTTTTGACGCTCATAGTCACGTGGATAATTCACTTTGATGTATTCTTCAAAATCACTCATGCTCAATCACCTTCGTACTCGGACTAAGATGATTGCGAATGTCGGTGACGTGGTCTGTGTTGTCATGCTCAGCAATGGCGGTGCGGAGGTCTTTAACAACCAAACACTTAGAGCATGGAATAAAATCAATAAATTTCTTCTTGTCCACACACCACCAAATTGCCCAAGTTGGCGCCCCACTCACAATCTCTCGCATCTGCTCAATTGTCAGGTTGTTTATAGTTGTCATAGTGCCACCTCATAATTCGACTTAATGTTGTAACGCCCACTTGTCTGCTTGTTGTAATGGATTGGATAACAAGCTTTGCATGGTGCTTCAAATTGTTTTCTCTCACCCATCTTGTTTTTTCTTATGCGATGAAAGAAAAACTCATCATCAAGTGGGTAATATTCATCACAACAAATACAAAGTTTTTCTGTACCTAGCTCGGTTTCGATGTATTTAGGTTTAGATTGGCTCACGCCTTCTTCACTCATACCCACCCCCTTGCATCATTGCGTAATATTCAGGACTTAAATCAGCAAAAGTTGAGCGAGCTAAGTCGGTTGCCAATTTCACTGTTCCAGTTGAACCGTTACGTGCTTTACCAATAATGATTTCAGCCGTTCCAGCCTCTTTAGATTCCTTGTTGTAAACTTCATCTCGATAGATAAACATGATGATGTCTGCATCCTGTTCCAAATCTCCTGATTCTTTTAAATCGGCGTTTACAGGGCGCTTGTTTGGTCTGTTTTCAAGGTTTCGATTGAGTTGAGCTAATGCAAATACTGGACATTCAAAATCACGAGCAATCTTTTTCAACTCCCCTGAAATCTCGCCAATATCTTTGTCAGAGCGACCATAATTGTTTTTAGTGAGTGGAGTTACACGTTGGATATAATCAACAAATATCGCACCGACTTTCCCATATTCAGCTTGTACTTTTCGTGCTGATCTGCGGATTGTTGAAGTCGTTGATCGAGCATTGTCATCAATCATCAAAGGCGCTTTTTCAAGAATCATTGCAGCCGTGTTGATTTTTCCACAATCTTCGATTTGAGCTTTGCCACTCAAGACCCTGCGTAACTCAATTTGACCAATGCCACTAATCAAACGCTGTGCAATCTGTTTGCCTGACATTTCGATTGACACAAACAACACAGGTAGGTTTTGATTAATCATCATGTCTGCTGCAAAGTTTTGAGCAAGTGTTGTTTTACCCATGCTTGGACGTGCGCCAATGATGACTAAATCGCCTTTCCCAACTTCACCAAGCTTGTTGTCTAGCTCAACAAAACCAGTGCGAATACCACCATCAAAAGGCGTATTGTTATGTAATGCAGTGTGTCGCTCTAAAAACTCCTTAATCGCATCCTTAGAGAACTCATGAGCATGTTTTAACTTGTCATCGGTTGCACCTGTTTCTAAGCTGCTTACCAAAGCTTGAGCGCGGTTTAGTGCTGTTTCAGAAGTAAATGAAACCATATCAACTGCGGCAGTTCCGATCTGCTTACTCACATCTTGAATCTTTCTGCGAACAGCAAAATCTTTAAGTTTCTTCAAGTGCGTTGGAAGTAGCGAGTGTGGGCAATAACATCCCATCAAATTGAGAATAAATTTTTCATTTACCGCATTGGATTCAATCGTATTTGCCCGGATCAACTCCCAAAGCATAACTTGGTCATATCCCTCGCCTTTGGCAAATTGAGTTTTGACATGATTCCAAATGATTTGATGTTGTGCCGCATAAAAATCGCTTGCGTGAATTTGCTCGATATATTCATCCATGCCTTGATCTGTACCAATCACGGTAGACAAGATCGCTTGTTCAACAGGAATAGAAAATAATTCAATCATTGCTCCATCCCCTTGAATGTTTTACGTACGCCTTTGAAATCCGCAGGAGATGGTTGTTCTTGTTGATGAGTTTCAACTTGTGTTTGATAAGAACTCAAATCAATGTTACCCAGCCATGAGGCTGTGAAACCTTGCCAACTGCGCTCAATGCAAATTCTTAAAACTGTATTCACATCAAGATTTGATTTTTTAAGTTCACGATCAAAACCTTTGAAAGCTGTTTCTGAATCGCTTGCTTTTTTGGTTTTACGAACTGCTAACCAGTCGTGAATTAATTGGTCATCTGCACCAAGTTTTTTTAGTGATTCAACAAAGGAAAATTTATATATATTTTCTTTTTTCTTTCTTTCTTTAATAGAGTACGGTTTTTCCGTACCAACTAAGTACGGATTATTAGTACCAACTTGGTACGGTTTTTCCGTACTTAGTAACTTAGTACTAATTTTCCGTACTAGTACGGTTTTTTCGTACTGATCGAAAGTGAGAAAAAAGGTGTTTATGTGAGTACTGCGATCTACAGAAATAATCTTTAATTGTTCAAGTTCGCGTATCGCATCTATCACTGTTTCTTTGCGTTTAATGCCAGTGATTTCCAAAAATAGAGTTTGTGCAATTTGATAACTTTCACGCTGATAACCAAGTGTGCAGCGAATAATTACACTCAGGCATTTGTAAGCATTAGCGCTTACATTTTGCATGATGCTATCAATCACAATATTCGGCATCTTTGTGTAATTCTCGTCCACAGTAACCGCCTGATTTATGAATTTTTCGAAATCCACGCCTATGTTCATTTGACACCTCGCATTGCAAAGGTAACCAAATCATTTTTGGCTTTTGCTAAAGCCTGAGCTGTGGCAAGAGATTTGTTTTGCAAATGCTCTTGAACTGCTTTTGTGTAGAGATTTAGCTTTCGATTAATTTCAATCTCTGTTAAAATTTGATTCATATTCGTTGTCCTTCAATGAATTACTAAAAGCCTGATCTGAACCATCAGGCTTTTTTAATATCCGAGTTTTTCTTTCCGTTCACTGATTTCGTCATGAAACAGATCATCAACTGTTTCAATTCGATTCATCCAGCTCTTTGACATAACAAGAAGTGCTTCAACTCTTGATTTATCAATACTTTGATATTCTTTAGGCACGACCTTTAAACCAAGACAGCTCAATAACTCGCAAAACAATTCAATTTCGTTCAAGCCATTGTTTTTCTTGTCTGTTTTCATTCTTGTAACTGTGCTTGGATCAACACCAAGTTGCTCAGCAATTTCTTTTTGATTGCTCGAGTCAAGTCCGTGCAATATGCGTGATGCGTCATTTCTGGCGCTTGCACTTAATTCAATTGATACTTTGCTCATGGTGGTTCCTAAGCAGTTAAGGTTTGAAATTCTTTTAACGATGGACACAACTCAGTCGCTTTAAATTTTCCATCTGTAGCTTTTTCGGCACGTATCGCAACTGGCCCTGACATGTTCCAGCGACCTGACACATAACCACTGATATTTGATTGACTTACTTCCAGTGCAAGTGCGGTCTGAACTTGACCCCCAAAATGCACTACAAGCTCTTTGTATAAGGTTTGCATTAGCATTCTCTTATTAAAATATAAGTAACAAACAAATATTATTAGCATTCTAATATTTAGTCAATAAGTATTCTTATTTGATTTCATATTAGTTGACTAATATTATTAACAGCAACTAATAAAGGTAAGCAGATATGCTTAAAGACAGACTGAAGGCAGCTAGAAAAAATGCTAATAAATCGCAAGCAGATGTAGCGGAAGCGATAAAGATTACTCAGTCGGCGTACAGCCAATTGGAAACTGGACGAGTTGATTCATCATCTCACCTTCCTGCGATTGCTCGTTACCTTGGTGTAGATGCTTACTGGTTACAAACTGGTATTGAGAGTAAAAACTTAACTACAGTTGAGACTTGGGACGACAACACGCCTTTAGATGATGATGAAGTAGAAATACCATTTTTTAAGGACTTTAGTTTTGCATGTGGTTCAGGCTCAATCGGCGAAGCATTAGAGTCAGAAACTCGTAAATTACGGATGTCTAAAACCACATTAAGAAATCTAACAATTGATAAAAAGAATGCTGTAGCCACTCGTGCTTCAGGTGATTCCATGACTCCAACCATTAAAGATGGCGATACCATTCATATCGATTTAGGTCGAAAAACTATAAAAGATGGGAAAATTTTTGCTATTTGTCACGGTGACTTATTCTTTGCAAAACGCTTATATAACTTGCCTTTAGGTGGCGTTCGCATTGTTTCAGATAATGCTGTTGAGTTTCCAGAAATTCGACTTACTGCGCAAGAAATGATAGATCAGAAGTTTGAGATCGTGGGTTGGATTTGGCAGATTTCTTCAATTGAATCTTGGTGATAATTAATAACAAAACTGCGAACCCGACGCAGTCCTTTAGAACAGTTCGGGGATTATTTTGGAGGGGTGAAAGTGAGCCAAATACTGCAATACCTACCATTTTCAAATTATCGAAAATACTTACGACCCGCTGTTGATGGTCGTATGGGGCTTATGACTCATGTAGCTGAAATTACTTGGTCTGACGGGGTCCAACGAGAATCATATGTTAAATTTTATGGGGAGCACAAAAAGCGTGCTCTATTAAATGAAGCTATTGGCTATCTTTTAGTAAGCGGGCTAAAGTTACCACAACCAGAATTTGCTGGATTCCTTGAGTTTAAAATATCAGAAAAATTGACCCCTGAAATTTGGGATCAAGTATCTGATGTTGATAGATATAGAGGTGTAACTTATGCATGGGTCTGCACTAATACAAACGGTATCAATAGGAGAATAGAGCTAGATAACGCACAATCACAAGAAATTCAAAACTACCTTACAGCTCATATTATAGAAACATTAAAAAATTGGGAAAAACTACCCAACCTT